TCTTTTCCCGGACAGGGGCCGGCTGCTCCCTGACCGCTGTCTGCACGCGCTGCGGGCTCTGCGCCTGCTGCGCGTCCGGGGTATTCGTTTGCTGCGGCCGGGCCGCTGCATTCTTCATCGCGAGGATCGCGCGGTGCTCCTGCGCGCTGCGCTCCCGCGCGGCGGGAGCATTCCCCGCGGCGGGGGCTTTCCCCGCGGCGGGGACGTTCCCCGTCCGGCGCTGGGCCGCGCCGCTGACGCGATCGGACGATACCATCCACTCCGGCTCGCTGTGTCCGGCGGCGACGATGCGCTGCGGCGCCTCGGGCGCTGCAGGCGTGCCGCCCGGCGAGGACGGCTGCGCGTCCTGCCCCTCGATCACGGCTGCCGGAGGTCTTCTTCTGCGGTGCGACGGTCTCTGGTCAGACACTGCCGCCACCTCCTTCTGCTATACGAAAGCGGGAACATACTCCCGGTAATCTTATAATCGTTCACCGTATATCATACTTCATTTTCACCTTGCATGCAAGGGTTTTTTACGCTTTCGTAATATAAGACGAACAAACAAACCATTTTCTTTCACATTCAGCATGGACAGGAAAGTTTTTTAATCTCAGGTATTGACAAAGGCCTGCAATTTGCGTATAATAAGTCCGTTGCTTGAAACGAGCAGCAATTGAATATGCGGTAGTGCTGGAATTGGCAGACAGGCACGTTTGAGGGGCGTGTGTTGTATGACGTATGGGTTCAAGTCCCATCTACCGCACCACTTAAGGAATGTAGCTATAACTACATTCCTTTTCTTTTTCCCTTGCAGCATAAGGCTTTTTGCGTCTTTTTTTCAAATTTATATTCACGCACGTGAACACTTCATTCGCTTCGAAGCAAATAGAATTGCCACGAAAATTGCCACGAAAATCCCCGCCATTTCTGACGGGGATTCTTTCACATTTTATCGACCTTGTCCCTGAGATGCTCGATCTCCCTGCGGACGTGGCAGCTCATCGCCCCGACCAGATCATCGTCGTGATCGTGCAGGCCGAGCGTATTCTCCACGTCCGTCCAGTCGCGCCGCAGCTCGGCAAGACGCTCTTTCGCACGCTGGGCGAACCAACCGGCGATCTTGTCCTCGCCCTCGCTCCTCGCCGTCTCAGCGTACCCGGCGATCATGTCCGTGTCGCGGATGCCGTCCATGACAAGGGCAATCATGTGCTTTTTACTGTGCTTCATGTAATCACGCCCTTTCGATGTGGTGCATCAGGCTGTCCACGTCCACAGGCTTGAACGTAAAAGTATCGCCCATGATCGGGATGCTGAGTGCACCGCCGTTCTTTTCCATCTGGCTGCGCAGTTCGGCTGCCAGACCTTCCGCATCCACCTTGCCGTCCTGAACGATGCCAAGAGGCGCGAGTATCGCCGCGTACTGTTCCATCAGCACCGGCAGTCTGGACGCAACCCGTCCCACAGCTACGCCATACGCTATCGCTTTCCAGCCGGAAAGGGAGGGGCGAACCTCCTTGTCGTAGAAGCTCGCCACCCCGCGGCTGATCTGGTCAACCGTTTTCATCTGTTACGCCCCCGTCGCCGGAGTGGCAGCAGCTGCCGCAGTGGACGGAGTGATCGTCACATTGCCCCAGCCCGGACAGACGCTGGTGTTCGGCACAACCAGCTTGGTCAGGCCGTAGAGCTGCTGGATCTGACCCTGCATGCAGCCCAGCACAGCGTCATTGGTGGCGTTGTGAACAGCCTGCGCACACAGCTTGTCATTCACGGTAGCGAACTTGCCGTCCACATAGTTGCGCAGATCGTTCAGCTTGCCGTCCGTGTAGATGCTGGCATCACGCAGAGCGACCTGAGCCTCAAGGTCAGAGATCCTCTTCTGCTGATCCAGCTCATAGCGGTTGACCGGCATGTTGTCGCTGCACACCGCAGCAGCGCAGTTGTTGCCAAAGAGGTTGCCAAGCAGGCCACCGTTACCCATAGAGTTCAGTACGCCGAGAGACAGACCAGCCACACCAGTGCCAAGTGCCGCCCCACCAAGTCCACGACTTGCATATTCCATAGATCACCCTCCAATCAAGATTGAAATTCAGACAGGCCTTATCTGTGATTGGAGTATAATAAAAAAAGAGGCTGAGAACCTGCGCAGTTCCCAGCCCTTTATCATGCCGAATATGGCTTGATCTTATCCAATTCCTCCATCTTTTTTCGGATGGACGCCAGCCGGTCGCTGATGCTTGATGTTGAGGAGTAGCTCAACTTCCTTGCCATGCCCACCAAAGACACGCCCTTTCTGCGCATCTCTATAATGGAACGTTCGTCGTCGGTGAAATTACAGTTCTCCAGATAGTAGTCCATCAGTGGGCGGCAATACTCAAGCTTCAGCGTCTGGCATCCCTCCCTTACTTGCCTGGAAGAGCGGGTTTGAGCAGCGGCTCAATCACGCCGTTCCAGACCGCAGAGATGCCTGCTGCAGCCGCAGAAATGCCCACAGCGCACCAAGTACCCTTGTCCATAGCAAAGATATCCATGCCAGTCAGCTCCGCTCCCAGCAGCGCCAGAAACGCTTCTACAAAGGTCTTAAATGCACGGATTGCAACGTCTTTCCAATTGATCATAAGAAATGCCCCCTTTCAGGCAGTCGGTCGATGATATGCCTTGAGATCCTTTACATCGTGCTCAAGCTCGGTCACTCGGCCTTCAAGCGAGTACGTACGCTCGACGACGTTGTTATGCTTGTTCACCTTTTCTTCAAGCTGAGCGAGTCGGTACTGCGTCAGCTTGCTTGTCGCGATGATGCCTAAGAGACTGCCCAATACGCTTCCCAAGCAGCCAATGATCGCGACGATAATGACATCGTTCAATGGAATCACCCCTCAATCATTGGCGACGCGCCAGCTTCCGGCAAGCAGGATCGTCACGCCGTCGCTGCGCATGAGGCTCGTATACGCCGGAAGATCTCCGGTATCATACTCGTCCTCTTCGGCATCATTTGCAGGCGGCTGATCCGTTTGCACGCCTTCTGCCGGATCAATCAGCTTGTGCTGCGCCAGCAGATGCCAGCTATTGTCCAGAGGCGTTTCGACGACTCTGCCGTATACGCTGCTGGAATGGATGACCGTCCCCTTCTCCGTGACGATGCCGACGTGATGCACATCGTCGCCGTCCCGCTTGAAGGCCAGCATGCCAGCCTTTGCGCCGGTCGTGCTTTCCTGCTGCCAAGTCAGGTGGCGGTACTTGCTGCTGTTGTCGATGCTGCGCCACAGCCAGTTCGTGCCCTCGCAGCGATACTCGGTGTCGCCGCCAGCCGTACGCCGGATGATCATGACGATCAGGCGGATACAGTCCATCTCGCTGTAGGGTGTGTTGAGCAGCAGCCTCGCCGTGCGGATCGCATTGCTTGCCTTGATCATTCAGCCACCACCGCCCACGCAGACGGCAGCACCGCCGGGTCGTGAACCGTGCCGTCAGTCAGACACTTGTACACTTCGCCGTTATAGACCGCATGCTCGCCAGCCATGTACGCATCATGCGCACCTGTCGGCTGCACGTACGGCAGAGCATGATCCGCATCCGTGCCGTGGTAGTTCGCCCAGAGGCTCGGAGCATCGACAGGATTCCACAGGGCGTTGCCGGTGCTGTCATGCGCCTGTACGCACTTGTACGGCTTGCCGTCGTACGAGCAGACGTTGCCGACCTCGTACGCACCTTCCTTCCAGACCCGCAGGATCGGCGCAAGGTCGATGACCTCGTTCGCCGCCGTGCCGTCTGCCTCAGCAGTTCTGGTCGCGTTACGCGCCAGCATCATGCCGATGGCCTTCATCTTCTTCGTGTCAAACATGGCTCATCCCCTCCTCAATCGCCGTCACAGCGTCAACCGCCGTCTGTGCAAGTTCGCGCACTTCCTCGATCTGATCGACCAGATCGGAAGAATCTCCACCGCCGCCTGTAGATTCAATCGGCTTTGCCGCCATCATGGCAGTCACGGTCAGCACACCGCCGATGGTTTCCATCGTCAGCGCCTTGAGCTGCAGGCTCTGGTAGATCTCCATCACGATGCCGTTCTTCACGACCTCGATCACGGGATCGCCGGACAGGAGGTCTGCAAGGCCGGTCAGCGACATGCCGATATTCCTGCCGGTCAGCGTGAGCGTCGAGCCGTTGTACGCAGCCGTAAGGCCGTTGACGGCAGTTCCATTAATCTTGACCATATTGTCCTCCTCAGTACAGCTCCTGTCCGTTGAAGATCAGGCTCTCGGCGCGTACGCCGTTGTACCAGACTTCCTGCACGCGGGTGTCGCCAAAGAATACCGGCAGATAATCCTGAATTGAGCTGCGGATGATGACGATACCGCTGCCGCCAGCACCGCCAAGGCCAGTACCTTCACCGCCGCCGCCACCACCGCCGCCGGTGTTCGGCGTGCCGTCTGCGGCTGGCGTTTCTTCGTCGTCGCTGTCTGGCTGGTATTCGCCGTGACCGCCGCCGCCCTCGCCGCCGTAGCTGTAGCCTCTGCGCGAGTAGCCGCCGCCGCCACCAGCGTACAGCGGATATCTGGAATCGGCAAAAGCGTGCGTATTGCTGCCCTGACCAGAGCCGCCAGCAGCGCCGTCAGATCGTCCGCCGGAGCTGCCGTTGCTGCCGCCTGCGCCAGCAAAACCGCCGTCCGCTTCCTTTTTGTATGTACCAGCGCCACCACCAGAGCCACCATTGCCGCCGGGAGATGGAACCTGATCTCCGGCAGACGGGCTGAGACACTTGCCGCCCTCGCCTCCGGCAGCAGTCAGGCCAAAGGCCATGCTCGGCTGTCCGTCGTATCCGTTCGAATACGGTACAGCAACCTCGCCGCCTTCGCCGCCGCGACCGACCACAATGCGGTATTCGGTGTTGGCATCGATGCTGATATTTTTCCCGGTCGTGGTATAGCCACCACCACCGCCACCGGCGGCAGTGCCGTTACCACCAGAGCCACCGCCGCCGACAAGGAACACGTCGATATTCTTGGGCCATTCCATCGTCAGATCGCCGGTGCTCTTGAGATAGATGTACCAGTAGTCCTCGTCCGAATCGCAGGAGGACTCGCCGGTAAAATAGTATTTCGGAAGAAACTTATTCGGCATGCTGCACGCTCCTTACGTCGTCTTGCGGATGTAAAGCGAAGTGCCGGTCAGTGTGAACGTCACGCCGCTCACGCCCGGATCACCCTTCGCGCCGTCCGCACCCGTCACGCCGCGCGGTACACCGAACGCAAAGTTCTTCACGCCGCCGATCTCGCTCATCGTCAGGGTCGCATCCTCATCCTCGTTCAGCGTACGGATGCTTGCCGTCGCATTCTCCCACTTGTATCGCTCGTCGGCAGTCGCCTCGGCAGCATCGTTCGCCGCTTCTGCCGCATCGCTTGCCGCTTCAGCCGCATCGGTCGCAGCATTCGCCGCTTCGCCAGCCAGCGTCGCAGCGGAGTTGGCCTTCGATGCTTCCGCATTCATGTCAGCAATCGCCTTGTTTACGTCGCTGACCAATGCATTCCATGTGCTCATGTGCAGCCCTCCTTTACTCGGTCGTGTCTTCGGTCGTGAGTGTATTGATAATCAGCGTCGTGCCGTCCATGATGAACTCCACGTCGCTGGGGCCGATATCGCCAGTCTCACCCGGCGTGCCGTCTGCACCGCGCGGAATGCCGAATGCAAAGTGCGGCACATCGTTCTTGCGGGTTACATCGACGGTTGCCTTCGTACCCGGCTCAAGCGCCGTCACAGAGAACGTCGCACGCTGCCACATCTTGCCCTCGGTTTCCAGCTTTTCCGTCTCAGCTTCCGTCAGTACAGCGGCCTCTTCCGCCTCCTGCGTAGGCTTTGCAGCCCTCTGCGCAGCCCTGTTCGTGCTGTCCACAACGGATTCTGCGTTCTCGGTCGCGCTTTCGCATGCTGCAATGGCAAGCTCGACCTCGACTTCCTTCTCCTGCCACTCGGCTTCCTGTTCGGGCGTGGTCAGGCCGAACGGCGCAGGCCGCGCAATCGGCGTGAATACGCCCTCATATGCCGTCTTTCCGCGCGTCTCTTCATCCAGCGTGCCGTGACTGACGTAGACGTGCACCTGAATCTCCTCGCTGACGGTCAGGAATTCATCCGGCACAGAGGCCAGCCATACCTTCCTGTCAATGTCCCAGATGCCCAGACGCATCTCAGCCTGACTGTCGCCGACCCGGCTGAAGTGTACCTCCACAACAGCCAGATCGCCGGAGAGGAAGTCGTCCTCCCCGGAGAATTCCTCCGGGGAAGGCAGACCGTGCATCACAAGGCGCTGACCCGTGTCGTACTGGTATGCGCCGCTGATTGCGGTTGTGCGGCTCTCGCCGCCGTTAAAGCTTGCGTTGATCATATAAACCTCCCATTTCTGGAAAAATAAAGGAGAAGGGATTTCCCTTCTCCTTTATTTCGTTGACAGGCTGTACGTCTTGTAATTCTTGATGAAGCGTCCGATCAAGCTTTCGCCTGTGCAGTACTGCTCCTGATACGCCCACATCTCGGCATTGACATTCGCAAGGACTTCCATACACGTCTTTCTCGCATCGCGAATCAGCGCATTCTTCTGCTTGCTGCTCAGATCCTGATTAGCGTTGACCGAGTCAACGGTGTCGTACATCTCCTTGATCGCGTCTTGTCCTTCCTCGATCGGGCCTTTAAGCAGAGACTTCGCCTCGAGCACAGCGTCGTCGACCTGTGTCTGAGAAAGCCCAGCCTTCAGGCCAAGGATGGATTTTCCTTCTTTCGCGTCGTTCTGAATCGAGGTAAGCAGGTTTTTTGCATCGTAGAATGTAGAAGTCATGTCCTGACTAACGTACGGATCGCTTGTCATGGACTTTGCCCACACCTCGCCAATAGCTTCAAGACCTCCAAGCTGTCCTGTAAATTCATCGTGCGACAATGCCGGAACAAGAATTTTCGCCGGATATCCTCCAAGCTGTTCAATGACGTACTGAAGCTTCATCGGGGAGATGTTGAAGGCTTTTCCTGCAAGCTTGAACAGTTCAGGCGTTGTCTCGGTGTACTGGTTAGCTGCACTGACCGGAGTGTAATCCGTCATCGTGCGCGGAACAATATATCCGTCGTACCACGTCCTGTTGCGCATCGCATCGATGAACGGCCTGAATATCGTGCCGTTGTACGGATTCAAGCTTCCAAGGAGCGTTTCAGCCAGTGCGCCTGCTTCGATCGCAAGCGTATCTTCCTGACCAAGCCAGATCGCGTTCGTTACAGCCGCGTGAACAGCGTAAGAAGCGACATCCTGCGGAAGCGGAATGCGAACAAGCATCTTATCGCTTTCGCCCAGATAGTAGGCCGGGTTCGGCAGATACCAATGCTGAGTCTTGAGATTCTGGCTCAGATACTCGGTGTAAGCTTCTTTCTCTTCATCATCAAGAGTTCTCAGCAGCGCGAGGCTGGACAGCGCGGTTGTAAGCGCTGTGTTAGCCACAGTCTTTGCAAGTCTGGCAGGCAGTCTGTCCCTTTCCATCGGGTCTGCGTACATCCTTGCCTGACGGTAGATACCATTCATTGCGGCTTTGAGGAACGGAGATACGCATGCGATGTCAGATACAATCTGGCCTTTGCCCGATCCGTAGAAGTCAACGGTAACGTCTCGCTGGTTTATGCCAAGGCGTACGAAATCGCCCGCCTCTGCATTTGCGTTATTTACGTTGAGCTTGCCATATTTAGCTTCTACAATTCGGCTTGTAAGTTCAATCCATTCGCCAAACTTCTGAAGAGTTGCGATGTCAAAAGCAGATCCGAGAGCAGCCTTAAACTTTTCTTTCTTCGTTGTCGGCTTGCGGCCCGGAAGAGCCTTGTTCAGGAACTTCCTTGCGCTGTCTGCGCTTCTTGCGCTGAACTGAGACATACTTCCGATTCCTGTTGCTCGTGCCTGCTTGACCTCGTCCGTATTGTGTGCGACATCCCAAAGCGTCTTGAGCCATTTGACTGCGCCATCTACGTAAGTCAAAGAGTAAGAGCCGTAATTTGCAGACGTGCCAACGTCTCGGGTCGGGTTTCGCAGTACGCCAAAGATCGGGCTTGCGGACGTTGTGAGCATTGCCATCGTCCTCGTAAGATTTCCGATCAGTTGCGCCGCACCGTTTACGCCCTTTTCGCCAGCGCCTGTGATTACAGCAAGCATATCAGGATCAAGAACCTTGTACTCTGTAGTGCTTCCGTCCGCATGCTGCACGACCATCGTCCCCGGCTCGCCAGACTTTGCAGGCTGACCGAACGCGATTCTCTTTTCCATCTCGGTCAAGATCGCTTCCATCAAATCATCGCCCGGTTTCAGATTCGCCTCAATCTGTTTGATATCAGCTTCTGTCAGCGCAGGCTTCGCCTTGCTTTCACCCTTTGCCACAGGAATCAAGATGTCAGACAAAGCTTCCGGCATCGCCTTGTATGCCCGATCTACGGAGAGTGCGATGTTGTTGTAAGCAACCTGCTTGACCATTTGCTCGACCATAGCTCGCATAGAGATTAGCGGATTGATTATGTCCTCTGTGCTACCGGTTGCGCGTTTCACCGTAAACTTGTTGCCGCCAGTTCCAGTGGACGATGTAATTCCCTTGTCGCGCATGGTCGGGACATAGAACGGATTCATCGTCTTCAGGTACTGCCATGTGGCCTCGCTCATAAATCCCGTGTCGACCATGTAATTGGTCATCACGTCATCCCAGAACTCGTACATTTCATTGGCAGCCTCTGCGATGTGAGGCATTTCCGTTTCGATGCGCTTGATGTTCGATCTCAGCTCGCCATCCGAAATCGCCACGCCGTCAAAGACCGGCTTGCCTTGCTTGCTGCGCTCAAGCGCATGCTTGTCAAGGATATATGCGAGGAATTCATTTGCGTCTTTATCTGTCTTGATCCGACTAGATACGCGATCATCAAAGCTCTTTGCGACAACCTTCCAGTTAGAATCCGTAACCGCGTTGCTAAACACGTTATCGGCAAGAATGGAGGCAACTTGAGCCTGACGCGCCTGAAGCACGGGGTTCATGTTTGTGGCGATTCCATTCCACCCAAACTTCTGAGCGAGCCTGTTCACAATCGGTCTGAGGTATGCTGTTTCGTCTACACCTTCTCCAAGAAGCGTTGTAAAAACATTCTTCTTTTTCTTGCTCGGCGTATCAACGACATGGGCAAGCGATCTGCCAGAGACATCCTGATTGCGATAGAGCTGCAGATCTTCCTGTGCATCCTTTACAGCTTTGTACAGACCTTCTCGCTTGAGAGCAGCTTCGAAGTCCGCGACGAACTTTGCGCCAGCAATCTTCTCTGCCTCTTGCGGCGCGAAGAAATAATGCCAACCAAATTCCGCAAGTGCTTCGCCCGGAAGCTCTGCGTCGCTGTAGTTCGCCTTGAAGTCGTCACGCAGCGCGTCGATCATCCTCTGCGTGCCTTCCATCTTGATCTTGTTTCCGATGGCGTGCGTCAGCTCGTGGAACATATCGACGATCTTGCCAGAATCCTTGGCGCGAACGCCGAGAATGTCCAGCATATCCGAATAGTACGCCTTGACACTCTTCGGAAGCGGTTTCAGCGTGTGCGGGTCACTCAGTTTCTTCCTGCCGTAGATCGTTGTTCCGATATCGTCAGCAAGCTTCTTCGCGATTCGCAGCGGAGAATTGACCTTCGCCTTTTTCTTCTTCACATCGCCCTTGGGCATAGAAGAAGCACCCTGATTGCTCTGGGTGCTCTTGAGATATTTCAGGTCGCCTTCCGCTTCTGCCGTGCCTTGTCCAGCGCCTCGTGCATCGCCTTCCGCTGATCCTGCCTGCGGTGTGCCGCTTTGATTCTTTCCAGATCTTCCTGCGTCATGGGCCAAAGCTCTTTTGCCGTCGAGAACTGATCGTTCTGTCTTGCCATCTCCATATAGTAAGACGGGGTCTTCTCCTCTGGCGACGTCGTTTGACCATTCAGAGTATCCATTCGCCGCATTCTCTCCTTTCAAAACCTCAAACACAGCCTTCGGCCTGTTCTGTACCGTATTGAGTGGGTATACCGGGTCGATGTATCGTCCGTCTTCTATAAGTCTACCAAGCATTCTTCCTACAGCCTTATCGATAGGAAGTTGATTCAGGTGGAGATACACATCATAGCCAGCGGCCTTGTACATCGCGATTTCTTTTCTAACACTGTCAAGATCCCATCCAACAATCGGAAGAACGATGTTGTCGCCCCTAGCCATAGATTCTGTAAGCAGTCTTCCATTGATAAGGCTGCTTTCCTTGTGCAGATATCCAGCATTCAAACCGCCTTCGTATTCCGGTAGCCGCTCCTTTGCCATGTCGCTGTCGACAACACGGCTTCCATACATACGGGAGAGCGGATCGACAAGCACACTGCTCTTGCCTGCGGCAGGCGGGCCGATGACGATATCCATCCTGCGTTCTTGCCTTACATCACCAGTATACACGACCTTGTTTTTGCCGTCAACCAGAATGCCTTCGGCGCTTCCAAGGGCTGTAAGCTCGTCAAGCACTCGCTGCTGCTCAATCTCACGCTCTGGATCATTCTCGAAGTCCTGCAAAGAGCTGCCCTTTTTCTGATTCTCAATCGCATACTGTACTTCGGGGATGCTGTACAACTCGTCCAGATCAACCTTGCCGCCAGAACTCAGAACATTCATAACGTCGTTCATCTTCTGGGAGATTGGCTCGCCGGTCAATTTGAACGTTCCCGGTTCATAGTATCTGATATCTGGGTTGTTCTTGTCGAACTTGCCCGTATTGTAGATACTCTTGAACATCGAAGACTGGCTGGTGATTACCTCAAGGCCGGGTTCGGCGTTCCCATTGCCAAAGATGTTGTCTTTGACATCCTTAATGATGACGGAGTCGTATCCGTTGTCCCACGCCCAATGTGCCCAACTGTCCGTAGTGTTGGTCATTGTATGGGCGTTCCCGTTCTTATCAAGGACAGTCGCGTGGATGCTTGTCCACGCAGATCCCTTTGCGTCAAGAACAAGAGGCTTTTTCACGCTGATATAGCCTTGGAAGATGCCTGCGCCCTTCAGTCCGCCATACTCCGCATTGAACTCGGAAATCTGGTTCTCTTTATAGAACTTTCCTTTCGTTCCATTCTTCCAGACAACCTGATATCCCTGCTTGATATTGTCAGCAATCAGCTTGCCGCCCATGTTTTCCATTGCAGCCTTTGCTGTTTCCCAATTCGTAATATTGTACGTTTTGATCAGCGGCGTTCCGTGAGGTGCGTAGGTTTTCGCCATTTTGAGGCTGGCAGTATAGAAGTTGACAGGGTTGCCGTGGTGCGGCTTACTCTCGTGCTTCATATATACCGTGCCAGATCCCATGCCGCCACCAAATCCACGGTAAAAGATCTTGGGCGTGCCGTCCGGGTTCGTCAGCAGTTTTTCGAGTGTCGGATCATTGAACCACTTTTTGAATGCCTTGGAAAGCGTCGAAATGATTTTCGGCTCGTTGACAGCACCGTGATACTTCTTATCCTGCCAGCTTTCCAGCTTGATCGGCGCAGACTTTGAAGTCTTCTTCCCCTTCGTGCCGTACTTGGCCTTGAAGTCGGAAATCGTCTGATACTGACCTGCGCTGTACACGGGCAGATTACCTGCGTTGTCAGCGGCGAGCTGATGCACTTCCTTCTTCAGGCCTGCGTTCTTGAGCGCATGCACCGTTGTCTTTGTGCCGTCGTCCAGCTCGACAATCGGGACACCTTGCTCGGTTACGCCGACAAGATCGACAACCTTGACTTTGTCGCTGCTGCCGATAGAGCCGTGAAGCTCTGCTTCGTACTCCTGAGCGAGAAGCTTGGTCGGCGCGGAAGAATTAGACGTTTTATCTGCGGCGAGCTTAGATTTAAGCCCAGATACCGTCAAGTAATCTCCATCGGCGATTACAGGAAGAGAAATTTTCACAAAATCGGCAGCGTTGTTGACATCGTCCAAATCTTCGTCAGACAGAACCGCAGAAGATACAAGCGTGCCGTCTTCAAGTTCTATAATGGGAGTGCCGAGGTCAGTTTTCCCAACAACATCTTTGACAGTGATAGTTCCTTCGCCGAAAAAATCAGAGTCAAGTTTAAGCTCGGTCGGCTGGCTGTAAACATAAGTCTTCGTGTACTCAGCCGTGCCTTCGCCTGCATTCAGGTCTGCGAAGGTAACGTACTGCCCCGGCTGGAACTTCAACATCGAGCCGTCCGGCGCGTCAAACATCGCATCCAGAGCATCATCGTAAAGATTGCCCTCGACATTTGAAAGAGCATCGATCGTAACGTACTTGCCATTCGACAACTCAAAGACAGGATTCCCTCCGGTGCTGGTGTAGCCGACCATGTCCAGAACGCTGACAGACTCAAGTTCGCCATCCACAAGCATTGTCGCAGAATACTCATGATCAAGGTGCTTGTATGGATAAGTGTTGTCGGAGTCCAAATCGGGGAGTTCATCGATCTCGGCCTCTTCAAGGGCAGAACCATCGCCAGTCGTCAGGTCTGCTTCGCTTTCAGCAGAACTCTCCGCTTTGGTGTCGGAAACGACACTGCCGTCTTCGCCGAGCGTGATCGTTTGAAGATCTGCCATGCCCGCAATCTTGGACTTGGACATATTCGAGAAGTCGGAAACTGGCGGAACAAAATCTGGCTTCTGCGACCATTCGCCGTTTTCGTCCTTTTCAAAGAGCGGTAGCTGATCCTCGACATCAGCAAACTGTTCCATGATCTCAGAGAAGTCTTCGACTTCCTGATCCCAATCCATGTCTTCGACACTTACGACCTTGCCGTCGTTGAGTTTTACAACAGGAAAACCAGCACCGTCCTTGCCGACAATGCCGACAACTTCGCCGTACTCGCCGGTGTTCGTGTTCACCATGCCGAACGTTCCGCCGTTGTACGGAACAGGATTATCCACGCCGTACGGCTGGTTCTCTGCTTCCGCCTGTGCAACCTTCTCAGACATGATCTGCTGACCAACCTCGGCTTCGGCGATGCCGACAGCCTGCTCGAAAAGCGCGTCCGCTTCGCCTTGCTTCTGGTCGAATTCCTTCTGATGCTCGGCTACACTGGTCTGGTTCTTCGCAATGGCCTCGGCAGAGTCGATGGCCTCTTGTGCCGTCTCTTCATCAGCCGTGCCTGCGATCACCGCTTCGATGGCATTCTCGTGCTGGGCTGTTGCCTCGTTGAGCGCCGCCCGAGAAGCGTCCAGCTTTTCCTTGTGGCTGTCCGCCTGCTCCTGAACAGCGATTGCCTCGTCCATGACTACCCCGATATCGCCCGTGCCGTCCTGAATGGCCTCTGCAACGCGTACAGCCTTATCGGCTGCATCAACCGCCTTGTCAAACTCATTAGCCTTTACAGGGTCTTTCATGTCCTCAGAGAACGTCTGCTGCGCCTTGACGTAGTCCGACGGATCGCCGGTCTTCATCGCCGTCTTGACGGCATCGTAGCTCTTCCATGTCTTGAAGCTGGCGCTGCCGCCGGTCATGAGCGCCATCGGGAGCATATGGATGAAGTTCTCAGGCGCATTCTTCAGCACCTTGGAGGCTGTACCCACAACGTCAACACCGAAGATTGCCGCCTTGGCAGACTTCGCCATCGTGGACAGATTCGGGGCTTTGGTCAGATTATCAGTCGACTTGATGTACTCTTCCGCGCCAGCCATAAGCGCATCGCTGTAGATGCCCTCGGTAAGCTCGTCCTTGATTACTTCATCCGCAAGCGTATCCGCCGCTGCAAGTGCGCCAGCCTTCATCCAGTTTAGCATCCTCGGCAGAGGGACGTTTCCCGCTGCAAGGTTAATCGCATTGCTGGCAGGCTTGAGCTTATTCAGGATCTTCGCGTCCGTACCCATGTTCGCAAGTGCAACAGAAAGCACATTGCTCATGCCCATCAGGCCGCCGCCTCTGAGGCCATATCCCTTGTCAAGCGCATACGAAAAGCCCTCAGAGTATGCGCCGTCTCCGTATGCGATCATGGAGTTGATGAGTGCGGTAGACGGGCTTGCAACGTTCAAGGCGAGCGCAAGGAGCTGATTGGACGTGTTGCTGACCGTACTCGCGAAAACTTCGAATGCCTTTCCCTGCCCCGGGGTCATCGTGCGGCTCGCCCATTTCTGCGCATATTCGGATCTTGCGATAGCTTTCTTGTAGCCCTCCACAACATAACCGAGATCGCCGGGCACAATGCCGAGCGCGAACGGATCTCCACCTTTGGTAATGTAGTCCTTGACGAAATCGTTCATCGACTCGTTCGGGAAGTAGCCGTCGTTCGCCATTGCGAGGATCTGCTCAGATGCCTTATGTTTGGCTCGCGCAAATCCATAGTTCGTTGTAAAATACGCTCTCGCTCTGGCAGAATCTACATCGAGGTTTGTAGAAGAAGCAAGGTCGTACCAGCCCTTCATCTTAGGGGAAATAAAGTCGGCCCAGCCTTTTTCAAAGGTCATGGCAGTACCAAGTGCGAAGCCCTGATAGCCTTCAAGGCCTTTGCCCTGATAAGAGGGAGCAGCAAGCTCTTCCGCTTTTTCTACAACCTCCGGCGTAAGTCCCTTCTCGAATACGCGCATGTCGTGAAGCGCAATCTCCTGAACGGTTTCCCATTTGAGTCCTGTGGAGTTCATGTACGCCTCGAGACTGCCGTAATCCAGCGCATAAGCACACTCTGCAAGTTTGGCAACAGCGTCATACAAGAAACCGGCGACATAATCCTTCGCCTGCCCCATCGCTACGCTGCCCGGTTCTGCGTTGATGCCGTTGCGCATGAGGTACGCCGTCGCCTGATCGTTGAACCAGCCACCCTCTTCCACATCGGAGAATGTACGATCCAGCGCGATATCCTGCTTGTACTGTGCATACGTCTTATCAGCAAGAAGCTGTGCGTCGTTCAGATCAGGCGCAAGCTCGAACACGATGTCGATATCTTCCTGCGTAGCGTCGCCTGTCTTGAATGCAGCAATAGCCTGATCAATTCGCTCCTGCTTCGCTTTCGCCTCCGATTCTGCACTGATTCGCGCATCTTCCTTCGCTTTTTCCTTCAGCTCTGCCTCATAGCCGAACGCGGCATCGAGCGCAGCTTTTTTCTCGGGATACAGTTCCAGCTCCTGAGAATAGATATTGACGAGAGCAGGATTGTACAGCCCATCCTTATCGTCTCGTGCATGCTGCTCCGCCTCGTCAATCGTCTGAAAAAGCGTTCCTACCGCGCTGGGAAGAAGCTCTGCCGGGAAGTCCGGGTCTTGGAGCTTGAGCGCGTAATAAGACAGGTCGCCCAGCAGGCCGTAGTTGTACGAGAAAATATCCGTGGCAAGCATGTTGCCCATTTCCTCTTCGATCTTGCCGTCTGCACCGACCTTCGCAAACTTCTTCAGGTTCTCCGGCGTAAGCACACCAGCAGCCGCCATTCGGCCTGCAGATCCGTTAATGTAGCTGTCAAGGCTGTTCAGCGTATCCTCGGTCAGAAAGCTTTCCTTGCCCTGCATCCTGTAGACAAGAGCCTGTTCAGGCTGGCTGGACAAGTCTACGCTGCCAATGTAGTTCTGCGGACTCGGCGGGCCATGCTTCTCTTTCGGCTGTGGAGTCGGTGTATTCTTGAGAACCGTATCGTAGAACGCAGACAGGCTGTCGATGGTTTCCTTCTTCTTCGCCGCATTCGCCTCGGTGTCGGCGTTGCCTGTTTCCCTTCCAACATCGTCTCCGCCGTTAATGATATCGTAGTACGCGCTGAGAGCGTCCATGTCGATTCCGCCGCGAGAAATGTTCTTGACCGGGAAATTGTCCGGCAGTTTCGGGCCTTGTACCTCGCGCGGCTTTTCGGCTTCTGTGCTCTCCGAATCTTCCGGCAGCACGGGCGTGCTGGCTACCTTTGCTTCTGACGTTGCAGGAACAGATGCCGTTTCGGGGACATCCATCCCCTCGAGGATCTCTTCGACCATCGGAGCAGATGCAGTTTCTGCCGGAGCAGACGCAGTTTCTACAGGTGTTGGTGTAGGTTCTGTCGCTTCAGGCGGCACTGCCACCTCTGCAGGAGAAGCAGATGCGGTAGGCACTACATCGCTCTTCTTGGAATCCTTCTTAAACAGCCCAGTAAGCCATTCAATCAGGTTGAAGTCCTCGTCATCCTCTTGCGGCTCGTCAGAGGCTTCTGCCCCCGGTTCGTACGTGCCTGTAAAACCATTTCCTGTCTGGCGCTTATACTCGAGGTCTACAGCCTTTCTGAAATAGTTCTTTTCATATTCGGAAAGGTTTTGCATATTGATCCAGTCCATAGCCTTGCTATAGGCCTTCTCGTTATCCTCGTCGTGTCCCGGAGTGCGATAGAACTTGCCAGACAGATGACTGTCAACGAATCCTTCGTACTTTTCCAGATTGAAATCTGCGGTAGCAAGAAACTTCTTCGTGTCAGAAGCGTCGAATGTGCGACCGTAGAAGCGGTTTCCCTTCTGCTTCGTCGCCTTGGTCAGAAGATCTGTCAGATCTTCACGGGTCTGCGCATCCGGGTTCGTCTTGATCAGATTAACGATCTCGTTAAAGCTCGCTGTGTTGAAGTTGAGCGGCGTGCCGTCGTAGTTCGTCACACCATAGGCGTTGAAACTGTTCGTGATCGCGTTGTTGTCAGACTGCATCCTGCGCTGCTTCGCCGCAGTAGACTTCGGGGATGCAAACATCGCGTCGCCGAGGATGCCCTCCATCTCGCCGAGAACTTCATCATAGTCGCGCCCGATAGATTCTGCATACTGCTTGACGTACTTCTCCCTGTCATTCTCGGAGATCGCCATTCCGAAGAACGCAGCCTGCTTGATGTTTTTGATGCTCTTATAGTCAGGCTTAATCTCGTTCTGCACGCCAAAGTTAGTCTGTCCGATCTTGACAAGGCCTTTCTTGTTGGCTTTGTCGATAGCATCGGAAACATTCTGATTTACATTGCCGTGTGGAAGATGATCGCCTCTTTCGAGCGTCTTGTATTGCACGCCCTTGCTATACTCGGCAATGGTGCGCCTCATACCCTGAGCCTGCGCCTTTTCTTCAGGGGAAGAGTAAACGGGATCTGCGGTAGTTTTTGCCTGCGCCGTCTGAGCGTTCTGAGCGGCCTGCGCAGCCTGCTGTTCCGCCTGCTGGGTAGCCGCCTCAGTCTGTTTCTGCGCTTCCTGTGCCTGCCTTTCAGCCTGCCTCTGCGCCCTCTGGCGTTCCTGCTCTTCTTGCCAGCGTCTGAGTTCTTCCTGAGTCATCGCTTACTCCTTCCGCTTAACCATTGCCCGTAAGTCCAGTAGGATTTCTGCTGCCACCGCCGCCGCTGGATTTGGTGACGCTGTAGCTGCTGGAGTTGGTCGTGCTGCTGCCGGTCGTATCGGTCACGCTGCTGCCCTTGGTCTCTTCCTGACCCTCGGTCTTCTGACCCAGACTGCCGGATACCGCCGTGAGGTAGTTCTGGTTGTACTCCTGCCTCTGCTGCTGCTTCAGCTCCTGCACCTTCGCCGCCAGAGATGCCGCATAGTCGGTGTTCAGGCGACCCTGAGTCTGGGCGTTCTGCTTCGCCGCCTGCGTGATCTGCTGCTGGATCTGGCTGCTCATGCGCGTGTTCTCGTCGGTCAGATCCTGCACAGCCTTTGCCAGCGCATTGCCCTGATTCGCCATCGTCTGAAGCGTATAGCTGCTTCTGCCCATGCCGCGTGCGAGAGCGCCCGTCTGCACGTTCGCCATGCTCTGGTTATAAGCGTTCTGCTGCTGCTCGACGGCCTTGGCAAGCGATGCGGCAAGATTCTCGATCTCCTGCGTCTTGGCAAGCTCGGTCGTTTCGTACTGCTGCTGTGCCGCTTCCAGACCTGCGTTGAGCTGCGGACGCATCAGGTTCTCAGCGTACTCGTTGATCTGCTCGTCCGTCATGTAGCCCATCAGCCCGGCAAGGATCTCGTCGCGAAGCGCCTCATCCAAAAATTTTGATGTAGTGCTTTGGCTTTTGCTTTGGCTCTGGCTTTGTGTTTCGCTGTGGCTTTTCGACGTGGTCGAGCTGCTGGATGTCGTAGAAGTCGTACTCCTAGCCATATGTCTTTCACTCCTTTATACGCTGGTAAGTCCTTCGTCAAGTGCGGCGTAGGCCGCGCGTGCAGCCTCGTATTGTTCTCGCTCGTATGTGCGCTGGGCGGCATCCAAATCCGCGTACGGTTTCCATGGCGCTACCATCTCGCCTGTGAATACCGTTCCATCCTCTCGCGTCCAGCTTTCGCTCGCGGGAACAAAACGGTATCCTTCGATGAACGTCGTACACTTTCCATCAAAAGCATCCGTTTCAATCGCAACCAAGCCTTCTCCGTCGGCAACGTGACATTTATACTGATGGTCGATATACACAATCACACTTGTCACGCTCCGTTCTTCTTCAGTTTGATTGAGTAGATGTTCAGCGTGCCGCTGATGCCCCACGCGCAGATTTTGATATTGTGCTTGCCGGAAATCGCGCTCACATCCAGCGTATATAAGCCTCGCTTGATTTCTCCATCCTTGCGCGTAGCAACAAGAGCATCGCTTGTGCTGGTGCTGTACGTTGTCGTGTCAGATACCGCATACGTCAGCTTGTCATTCGTTTCAATTTCAAAATCAAACTCCAGCGTGTCGAAATCTGTAAAATCAATATCAGGGATATACGCACCGGAATACCTGTACATGAAAAGCGTAACAGGATACACGTCATTGTTAATGGTAATATCCGATTGGTCTGTTACCGAGCGGAACAAGAGTCCTGATTTCCATCCGCCTTCGTCAAGGAGAACTCGCTCGTTAAGAACAATCTCCTCCCACGCGCCGTTTCTGTAGATCCACGCCTCATATTGCGTCCATGCGCCAGAGATGTATTGGGTAATGTTGCTGATCTCGACAACCATCGTGCCGTTGCCGGAGATGTCAACATCGAAAGACGAAGCAGACAGCTTCACCCACACATCGCCGTTCTGAGGTGATTCCGGCTCATTAAACAGAGCGTACCATGCTCCAATTTCAACGGACGTATTGACCCATATCGTATTCTCCGCAGGATTCGCAGGCTGTGTCGTGCCGCCGACGACAGAGAAGTTCAAGCTTCCGCCGCCCGATCCGCCGCCACGCCTTGTGATGAACAGATCCATCAGCGGATCACCTCCAGCTTGACAGCGATATCCGCGCTCGGTTCGCCGGAAAACGACGTGAGGATCACGCCGCCGTCAACGGTCTGCGCCTTTGCAATCATCGCCCACGCGCCGCTCACATCCGCGTACGTATTCGCCGTCACAGCGCTCGTATCCAGATCGATGTTGCCCACGTCCGTACTCAGGACGCTTGCAGATGCCTGCTGCGTGAAGCTGCCGTCTACCTGCTCCGTCCAGCCGGATGCCGGAAAGCTGAGATAGTACATCGTGCGTGCCATCACGCCGTCCGCTCCCTTCGGGCCGGTGAGCGCCGCAAGCTGTGCGGATGTAAAGTCCGAGTACTTGAACGGATCGCCCTTATCGCCCTTCGGTCCGGTCAGTGCGGCAAGCTGCTCCGCTGTGAAGTCGGAATACTCAAATGCATCGCCCTTCGGCCCTTGAGGGCCTACAGGGCCTGTGAGCGCGGCGAGCTGTTCTTCCGTGAAATCCTCATAGGTAAAAGGATCGCCCTTGTCGCCCTTTACTCTGCCGAGGTCAAGTTCTTTCGCCAAGGCTTATCCCTCCTCGTATGTGTAGATCAGATGCCCGTCTGCATTGATGGAAAGCGGCGGCGGATCTTCGCTGTACGTGCAGATGAGATGTCCGTTCTCGTCGATGTGCAGCTTGGGCAGGCCGATGATGCCGGAGCCGCCGGAGCTTCCGCCGCCGGTTGACGGTACGCCTTCCTTCTGGATCGTGCGCACCGCCACCCAGCATTCCATGCAGAAATCCTTGAGGAACAGAACGAGGCTGCGCAGATACTTGTTCGTGCCGTCGCTTTCGCGGTATTCGGGAATCCTTGGCTGTTTGAACATGCTTACACCTCGTCTATGCTGTACTCAACCTGTACGCCGCCGTAGATCCGCCAGCCGGAAGAGCGCCTGCTCGACGCAATGCGCAGCTTCATGCGAAGCCCCGCGTTCTGGATCTTGACGCGGTAGTCGGCGCGGCCGCGGCGCAGCAGGACGGTCTTGCGCTTGGCGCGCCGGTCGGTGACGATCTCCAGCTCCAGCGGCAGGCCGGCTTCGTCCGCCTCGGCGGTGAAGCGCAGGACGAAATCACGCTTGACATATGCCTTGCCCAGATCCAGCCACGGTGTCTCCCACAGGCAGTTGATCGGCTGACCCATATAGCTTCCGCTTGCCGGGTCGTTGTAGCTCAGCACCTCGTACGGGCTGTCCGCCTGCGTGAAGTACACCTTGCCGCCCAGCGCGTAGAAGTCCTTGACGCGGATGCCTTTGCGGATCATGAACGTGCCGCGCTCGGTGTCGAACTCGATCACGACGTTGTTCTCGACCAGCACGTCGTTTTCGCTTTCCTTGACGCACATCGCGAGGTAATACACATGGTCGCATACGCACGCCGTCGCATTCTCCTGCTTGCCCTCCATGCGCATGCGCATCGTCTCGTACAGCGAATCCTTTGACAGGAGCTGAAGCGACGCACCGTCATACATGCCAAGGCCTGCCTGACTCAGATAGAACATCCGCATCCTGTCCACGCAGACCGTGCTGCCCTGCACAGGGCCGTCCGTGCCGTACGCTTCCGTCACGGTAAAGCTCGACGGGTCTGTGCCTCGGATTTCGAAGACCGTGTTGCGCTTGACAGCGAGCAGATAGCCGCCGAACGGCTCAAGCGCGATAAATTCGTCGCCGTCCCACGTGGGCTGCTGAATCATGCCTCCGCCCAGCTCCGGCGTATCCTCGACCGCTGTCCAGTCAAGCGGATCGTACGGACGCGAGTAAAAGATGCTGTCTGGATAGCCCGGTGCGCCCGTACCCCAGATGCGCTCTGCGTGCCGTCCGAGGACTGCGAACTTGACAGCCGCAAAGTCGTCGCCGATGGTCAGCGTCTTTCTCTCCACGCGCAGATCGCTGCCGAATACGACAACCATGCCGTCATGCTGGTTGCTCATGATCAGGATATCGACCGTCGCGCCGCTTTCTACAGCCTCATACGTAACAGCGCTCCATCTGTTTCCGATGAATCCGCTGCCGCGCTCGACCCAGCCCTCGCTGCCCATCGTATATGTGTAAATCGAGCCCCCGCCAGCCGCGACAAAGACCTCAGGATCGTCCGGCCTGTTGCGGCGATGAAAGCGCGTAAGCGTCTCAATCTGAACGCCGAGAGAGGGAAACGCGCGGCTTGTGCCGCACGCTGTCGCCAGCAGGCCGCGCTCCGTCCTCATGTTCTCGGCTTTGTAAGCGTAGTCGGCGTTTATGTTCGTATCGCCCTGCGCCTGAAAAACGCCCTTGGGCGATGGGATCTGGAACGACCCGAAGTAACCCTTGTCTCCCGGCATACGCTCACCTCACGTACCTTGCGTCGGTCACGGCGTACAGGTTCTTGAATCCTGTCACGCTGCCCATGCCCTGCGGCCTGATGCGCCGTGCCTGCTGGTAGAACTGGTTGATGAAGTACTGCGCACGCTGCTGCTTGCCCATATTGCCGTTACAGAGATGTCTGTAGCAGATGTAGTCAACCAGACAGTTGTGCGCCCACTCCGGGAACTCCGGCACATCCGTGTCCTTATAGATCGGCGCGGCCTCAATCTCCGCAACGGCGTGCAGCGTCTTTTCACGCTCGCGCGTGTAGATCGTCGTGCCGTCCACGGACAGATCGAACCAGATATCCCTACCCCAGCCGTCCTTCAGCTCGACAATGCGAATAATGCCGCGATCCTTGATCTCCGCGCTGCCGTGCTCGTCTGTTTCGAGGTCGAAATGCTCGCGCGGTTTATACAGATCGCGCATGACGATCTGATAGCCCTCGTTGGCGTACATCCGAAACAGATCATCGTACTCGCTGATATCCGCCGTGTCTTCGTCCAGCTGGCGCAGAGCCAGCGTCATAATCTGTGCCAGCGTCATCTTGTAAGCCTCCCTTACAGGTTGCCGGTATTGCGGAAGATGTTAGCGACCGGGGTCGGGATGTTGACCTGTTCGCCGCGCCTGAAGTAGAAGTCAACGCCGTTCAGACCGGCATAGATGACATCGTCCTTGCTGCCCGGAATCATCGGGATCGTCAGTTTCTCGATCTTGGTGTCCGCAGCACAGCCAGCCCTTTCCATGAGCGCCTTGATGTTCTTCTGGGTCTTTTCGCACTTATTGGCGAGAACGGTGCTGGAACGCTTGATGGACTTGGTGGTGTTCGTATTGATAGCCATTTTTATTTCCTCCTTAAACTAAAAAAAGGCAGGAGTGGGGCTTGCCCACCCCTGCCAATCTGGGTATAGCTTTCGATTACGCGGAGAAGCCGCACTCGATACGCACGGCGTACTCCGGCTGCAGCAGCTTCACGCCAAAGCCGTCCATCTTCCAGCCGATGGAGCTGACCTGATCCAGCGGATCGGCAACGCCAGCGCTGCCAGCAGGCTTGACGATGATGCGCGGCTTCGCGCCCTTCCAACTGGTGTAGCCGTAGGCATACTGGCCCAGAACGATGATGGAAGCAACATCAGCGTCGCCGCTGCCCTCGCCCTCAAAGATCTTGGCCTCGGTGGTCTCAACGATGCGGCAGCCGAACAGGCGGCCCACCTCGCCGGTGTAGATGTTCTCCTTGTCCTGATACGCAGAAACCTTGACGAAAGCTTCGTCGTCCTGCAGGTCATAGACAGTGTCCGGGCCACAGATGGCGATGTAATAGCCGCCGAACTTCTGAGCATGCGCCTTCTTCAGAGTGCGCACAGCCTTGCGCAGTTCGACGCTGGTGAGCTTATCGGCAGCAGTCAGAGCGCCGCGTTCGGTCTTGCCGCCAGCGTAGATGACGTTGGTGCAAGTCGCCAGCTCGTCGCGAACAAGCGCGTCGATACTGCGCGCGCCAGCATCGCCGAACAGGCGCGTCTTGCGCATGATGTTCATATCCAGATGCGCCAGATCCAGCTTATCGGTGCAGCGAGCGTAATCACCATACTGCTCGAGCTGAACAGTGACCTCAGTCTCCGCGAGCATCGCGCCGTCGCCCGGGTTGCCTTCCTCAAGCGGATCGGTCTTCGTATCCAGCGGAATGATCTTGCGCATGTTCATGACGAGGCCGTTGTTCTCCGGCATACGATGCTCGTCACCGAACTGAAGGTGAACCAGTTCCGGCTCGAAAGTGCGAAGCAGCTCACGGTTGTAATAGGTCTGCATGCCGGGTGTAAGACCGGCGGAAGTTGTCATATTGGTATCGGTATTGGTATACGGCATATTTCATACACTCCTTTAAAGGCTGATTTTTTCGCCCGCAAGAAGCCTTTCGTAAAGGTTATCCGAGAGTTTCGCAAACTCCTTATCGCTCATGCGGGCATAACGGTCGAATGCAGGCGCGCCGCTGCCTGTCGCGTTGCGAAGGTTCGGCACACTGCGCTTGGCAGGCTTGCTGCCGGTAGCCTGACGCATGAGATAAGCGGTTGCCGCCTGTCTCGCTGTCTTGCCGCCTGCAACGTCCGCCTGCGCGGTTTCGTCGTTAGCGAACGCCTGAAGCTGTTCAAACGACCATCCATCCGCATAAAGCGAGTCGATGTCCGCTTTCAGCTTGTCGGAAGCAGCCGGATCGTACCCGTCATCCTTGTTTCGCGCGTCGATAATCATCCTCGCTGCAGCAGGGCTGATATCTTTATTCTCTTGCGAGAGCTTCTGCGCTTGATGATTGCGTACCAGCTCGACAATCTCAGCTTCGGAAAGTCCCTGACCAATCCGTTTGATGAGCGTGTCGTGCTGGCTCTTGAGTGCTGCACGGATCTGCTTGCCAACCTTGGCATCCTGTTTGCCGTTCTGTCCACCCTGTTCCGCGTGCGTCTCCTCCGTCTGGTCGCCGTCACCAGTATCTACAGCCGTTTCTACGTCGGATCTGCCCGAAGTAAGCGTGGAAAGAATATCCTCGGCGGTAACTTCCGCCGCCTGCGCGTCGTCCGCAGACTGTTCCGTATCGAGCATAAGCTCGTCGGCGACCGGGTTTTCGTAATTATCCATTCGGATCTCCTTTAAACAGCGACTTACGCTTTAGCGTCGGTCGGTGCTTCAGATTTACCGGCGATAGCTGCCATTTTGTCGTAGCTAACGCCGTTGTTGAGTGGCTGCGGCCTCTGCGCTGCTGTCTGCCCACCCGGGGAAGACAGGGCTTTCGCCTGACCGCGCATAACCGCCGCCTGCTGCTTGTTTTGCATAGTGAGCTGCTCGACCTGTGCGCGAAGCTGCTCCATCTCCTGCATAAGCTTGCTGTTCTGCTGAACAGCTTTGAGAACGCTGCTCTTGGTGCGATAACCTTCCATCAGGCCGATAACGCTTTCGGGCGGAAGCGGCTGTCCGCTCTGAGCACAGATCTGCGCCGCCTGCGTAAGGAATTCGTTATCTGCCTGAATCTGCAACGGGTTATTCTTCTGCACCTGTACGCGTACGCTGTATGCAGGCTTGGCGAGCTTGTCACCCTCCGCATCAGGCGCGATAAGCTCAATAAACCGATCCATCATGTTGCCGGTGCTGTCCCAGCCGCCGACAATGCGCAGCTTGCGCCCCGGTTCAAGATACTCGCTGAGTACCCACATGAGCTGTACAATCATATCGCGGAACGAGGCCTTGTATTGCTCCGTATGCCAGCGCGTGATCTTGCCGCCTGCTTCTTGCAGCGCCTGAATCGCCGTCGCTGCCGTAACGCCGAGGCCGCCCTCGCCGCGTGTGAACTGGTTCTGACCGCAGTCCTGCTTCATCGAATCGACAAGGTAGTTCATGATCTGATAGACCTGACCGTTGAGCGGAGAGGCCTGCACGGTCTGAAGCACTTCGCGGATATCCGCGCCTTCCCATTCGATGATGTGCTTGGACATATCCGCGATATCGTCGGCGTTAATGCCGCTACCCCGGCGTACAAAGTGCCTCTGCACAGCGGATTCGCGCGCGTTATCGTCGATATACTTCTGATATCGGTCGATGGCGTTCTGCGTATCGCGGTAATCGTGGATAATGCCTGTGCCGAACGGCCTGCGGAACACCTTGCGGTAGCGGTACATGACGAACGGATACTGCCCGTGAGCGTATACGCCTTCCTTGAAATCGCCCTTGTCCGCGCCGCCGAAACCAAGCTCGGTCGAGTACAGAAGCGCGCCGCCTGCAATCTGCGCCATATGCACGCGGTAATGACGCGCCTTTGCGTCATAGCGCTTGTACCAGAACTCGAGCAGGGTTACAGGCAAGTCGCCGCTCGGCGATTCGTACATGTAATCCGCTGCGTCATCGCTGCGAATAGCGTCTCCGCGCACATAGCCGCGTACATGCGGATAATGCTCTTCGACCCAGCGCACCGTTGTGCGCGTGACCTTGAAGCAGCCGCGCCCGTCCTGAATGTTCTCGTACATCGGATCAGGATAGAAGTCCTCGGGATGCCAAGCGATGACGTTGACCATGCCCTCGCCGAACTCCATATCCTCATCCCAGAACGTCTCCGCCACGCCTGTGCCGGTGACAACAGAATCTTCCATGATCTGCTGATACGTGTCCGACCAGTTCGCCTGATAGAGAACATACGCGACAACGTCCGACATCTCTTCTGCGCTCTGCGCTGTCTCCTCGCGCTCGGGGATCATCTTCGCTTCCGGCATGTTGTCGATCTGATCGGCAATGACGTTGTCGATACAGCTATTGAGCGTCATGCTCGCCGGGGCTGTGCGGCTCTTCTCGTCCTGCTTGAGCTGGCGCATCTGGCGCGCACGCCGCATCTCATCGTGCTCGTCGCGCAGCTTCGTCTCGAAGAAGTCGAACAGCTTATACGCTCTGTCTACAAGCTCCTTTGCAGTCTCGCTGAGATTCTGCTCGCCGACGGGCATTTCATGCTTCTCGGAGCGGATATCGCCCGGAAGCGTCTGGGTCGGGTTCTTGTTTCTCGCAGGTTTTCTCTCTGCCATTCATATCCTCCTAATCGTCCAGCGGGTTGTATACCTTCGGTTTCCTCTCTACAGGCCGTCTCGGTGCGATAGGCCGCGACATGAGGAAGTAGCGCGTCTCGTCGTAGATGTGATCCTCGCCGTCCGTGTCGATGTCCTCGACCTTCTTGTCGTCGTACGACAGCGACGGGATCGTGCGGATGAAGTCCTTGCATGTGCTGAAGACATACAGCATTGGCCTGCCGTCCTCGTCGAACTTGAGCCGCTCGTGCAACTGCATCTTGCCGGCAAGGCGCGTGTTGTCGCCCTTCGTAAAGAACACACAGCCGCAATGCCTGCGGATCTGCTCCTCAACAGATGGGCCTCGGCTTCTGTCCCAGATAGCCGGGTCTGCTACGCCGATAGGGCGGATGCCTTCCTTGTACTCCGGCTCGACAAGATCCGACAGCATCGCGCCGATCTCTTCCGGCTCTTTCTTGAGGCCGACGTTTGCCTCGCCCTCGACGCACCCGTACAGCTCTTTGTACCTGTACGCACGCCCGTCCTCGTCGACAGCCCATACGCCGAACGAGAACGGCCTCGAATAGCCGTGATCGAAGCTGACGTACCGGGGCCAGTTAAGCGGTATCTCGAACGGGTCGATGACGTGCGTCCACTTGCCGTCCTTGTAGTGCTCCGGCTCGTTTGCAAACTCCGGGAATGCCTGCCCTTCGAATGCGTCCCAATGACCGTCCAGAAGCGCCTCACGCAGCTTCTTCGGCTTCTGCCGCAGCTCGATCTCGTATATCTTCGAAATGTGCGGATTGTCGCGCACTGTTGCAGGAATGTACTCGACCGTCGTCTCGACAACGCGCCCTTCGTCCATCTCTGTCCTGCGCACAACTTTCTCTTTGCCGATCTTCGTGCTGTCCACAAAGTACGCCTTGACCCATGCATGCCCCGGGCCACCCGGGTTGCTCGCACAGCGCACGCATGGCACAACGCCCATTCGTTTCGGCGCACGCAGACGCGTCTTCAGATAGTCGTACATCGCTTTCGTGAAGTGCGTCAGCTCGTCGAAGTACAGCCATTGAATCTCCGCGCCCTGATACTGAAGCATTGAATCGCCTTCGTCGTTCATGTAGCAGAAGTGCAGCACGCTGCCGTTGATAAGCCGCATCTCGTGCTTCGTCGCGCTGTACTGCCCAATCACCTTCGGTACAATGACGAGCATTGTCTGTATCAGCGTCTTTTCAAGCTCTGGATACGTCCGGCGAAACAGGTACGCATGCGTCCCCGGGTATCGAAGACAGCGCACAAACGCGTCCCAGCAAATAGCGTAACTCTTGCCGCCGCCAGCAGCGCCGCCGTACAGCACTTCGTTCGATACGCTCTCGTGGAACATCTTCTGCTTCGGTGTCGGAGAGTAGCCAAACGTAATGTTCATTTACTCGACCTCGGCAGGCATGCCCGTGTTGAATCCAGCCCCGTCCGCAAACGTAATGTTCACGTCCATCGCTTCCTGCTTCTCCGCACGTACGCCAGCCCTGTCCAGAATGTCCCTGCGATCCTGCTGATTGATGTACTCGAACTTGTCGCCTCGATGCTTGCGCGCACTCTCAATCGTTCTGCGCATCATCTCCGGCGCTGCCTTGTTCGCCATCGCTCTTGCAAGCACAACGTTCGACCGCGTCCGCCGCTCGATCTTCTCGATGACCCCTGCGTTGAGCAGCGTCTTGCTTAGCCATTCCTGCGAACGCCCAAACATGGCTGCTACCTCTTTCTGCGTAAGTGGCTTCTTGTCCGGGTCTGTTCGCGAGTCCAGATATATCTCTACTGCAAGCTCCTGCTTCTCCTCTGGTGGAAGATTCTTATAGTCAATGATCTCGTCCATTTTTTTGACCGCCCTCCTTCCTGAAAATTTTTATAGAAAAAGCGCCTATGCTTCATGTGCATAAGCGCTCTGTTCCCGTGGCGTGTTCAGTTTTTTGACCGGGTGGGGTGGGAGTACGGGAGGCAGAGGTATATAAGGCCGCTAAAGCCCCCCCGTGCGGATCTGCGCATTGCGCCTACACGGTGGCATGTAACGCGCAGGATTTTGATTTTTTACGCAGCGAAGAGTAAAAAACGAAAGAAAAAAATAAAGCAATGGGCTTGCAACCCATCAACATATGCGCGTATGCCTGCATTCGTGCGTGTCCGTGGCGCATTCCGTGGCAACGTGTGTGCGCTGGAGGTTACAACCCTGCGGCAGTTCCTTCCTATTACATGTACGCGTGTAACGAGCGCGCGCAGGCCGGGGAGGGTGTGCAGACGCGCGTATTGAGGCATGCGCGTACACCTGTGCGCTGCACCCATGCGCGTGCACCTGTGCGCTCCGCCCGCACATTCCGCTTACACCGCGCTGCGCTCACTGCATCCGCTGCGATCTCCACCGATTTACACAAGCTTTTGTAACCACCTGCATCCGTTTCAGCATTAATATGAAGCGATTTTGCGCAGTCCGATCATTTCCGCTTCACATTTTTGTATAATCGCTAGGATCGTGCCGCCGGAAGAAGCTCGCGGCCTCTTCCGCGGCCGTCCGCGATTATACTATATCATACATGTACGGGTGACATCAACTGTCATGACATGTCATGGAATTACATCGAAGAATGTAAGCAATACAAGGAAAAAAACGAGATTACGAAAAAAAGTGTAAATTTCTTCCGAAAAAGTGTTGACAGAGTCGTTTGACTCCTGTATACTGTAATCACAGAGAGTCAAAAAGCTCTCGTTCTTCTTCTCTACATAAGAGTCAATTGACTCTACGACATGAAAGTGAGGGCACAGCAATGAGGAAATCCAGCAAGAACACTACCATTAATCCTTCCATCTCTTCCGTTCAGGGCTATCATCAGGGCGGCTATCATGGCAACTACGCGTATCAGGGATTCAAAGCTAATAAGTATTTTACTTCTGACCGTTTCGAAAAGCTCGATGCAGATTTCAATCGTCCGAACGGAAAGCCGCTGAAGGGCTTCGGCCTTGAAAAGGAAACCGAATGTACCGGAATCAGAAATCAGACCGTGTATGCAGAAGTGCTTAATAAGATCATTTTTGCAGAATTCCCTGACGATCTCTTCAAGCTCCAAAACGACGCAACGCTCCACGGTGACACAAGCGCAGAAATCATTTCTCAGGTTATGACCAAAGAATTCATTCGAAATCATTATCCAGCGTTCAAGGCGATGTATAACGTATATTTCCCGGCGTTCAACATCTCTTGCGTGCGCACCGGAAACTGCGGCATGCATGTCAACATGAGCAATGCTCTGTTCGGATCTAAAGAAGAAACGCAGATCACAGCAATCAGAAAGTTCCTGTATATCGTCAATAAGCATTACAAATTCTTTTGCGCGCTGACGAATCGCGACATCAATAACACGAATTGGTGTGGACGAATGAGCATGTACGCAACTAAAGAAGGTGCGAAAAACGCGGACATGTACCGCATGCCCAGCTCACACGGAAACTGCTTCAACGCAAGCCATTTCCCCGAGGGACGCATCGAGCTTCGCATCGTCGGCGGACAGAAAGACTTCGCCTGCTTCCGTAACACGATGGAAAGCATCTTTCACGTTGTCGAAGCTGTAAAGAAACTCAGTTGGGACGATTGCGACGATCTTACTAAGATCTTCAGCGGCTGCAATCAGTACGTGTTTGATCGACTCAACACGAAATGCAGAAACGCCGGAACGATCTCCCTTGAAAAGCTTCAGGAAATCCTCCCCACCGTCAAAACCGAGCAGTTTATCTGATAGACGTTTTACAGTGCGGCGTGTAATGCGCCGCACAATAAAGCGCCTGACGCGCTGCACAATTACACTTCCGACTGTAGAAAGTGAGGCACAACATGAAAAAGATTCAGATGATTGCTCAGCTCAAACTTAGCGATGGCAAGTGGCACGACAATTGCGTATTCACCGATGAGGCGGAGATTTACAGGAGACTTAGTGAAAACCTGATTGCAAAGAAGATTAACAAGTGTCTTTACATTAAATCAATTTCTCGGCGTCAGAACTATGATGGGACTCACGATATCACAGTGACTTTTGTAAATGGCGTGCGTCACATCTACACCATCCCAACACATTGACCTCCACCTGACGAGAGCTGAATGGCAATCAGCCGAAACTGCTGAGTGGAAACACTCGGCAGTAGTGGAAAGCCACAAAACCACAATAACCAATGCAAAAACGAGAGGAGCACGCCAATCATGTACATTCTCGGAAAAAGCTTCATTAATCAGCTCGATCGCGTCGAACTTCTGCGCATGCGTGAAAACGGCATGAGCAACGCCGAAATAGCGAGAAACCTTGGATGCAGCAATAGCAGCGTATATAAGCTCATAGGTGCGCAGCCCAAAGATATGACCTTGGCTAACAGGAGAGAAGGCCGCCGCATGGATGGAACGCCGGAAGCGCGCACAATTACACGTGAGCATGTAAAAGCAGAAGAACCGCGCAAGGCTGTGCTTGCAGTGAAAACCCTTCCGCCTTCCCCAATTCCCCTTCACGGCGCTTTTATGGACTATTGCGTAAGCGCCGATAAACAGTATGTTGACGTTGAGACGGCGCAGGGGCGCTGCCTTATGCAGATTCCCGTTGACAAGCTTGACCTTTTTATCGAAGAGTTGAACGCCATTAAGCGAAACATAAATGCCTCTTCCGCTCTCCCGTTCTGGGGCTGACGTTTTACAGGTTGCCTGATCGCAGGCAACCGATAAAGCGCCAAGCAAGCGCTAATAAATCACATTGGAGGATGTAAAAATGTGCATTATCTGTATCTCTAAGCGCGGCATCGCGCAGCCGTCAGAAGAAAGAATTAAAGCCATGTTCGATAGCAATCCACATGGCGCAGGCTACATGTACGCCCGGAACGGTCGAGTGATCATCCATAAGGGATTTATGGATTGCGACGAATTCCTTGAGCAAATCAGGTACGAGAATTTTACGGCGGACGATGTAGTCGTGTATCACTTCCGCATTTCTACGCAGGCCGGTGTAAATCCTGAGATGACGCATCCGTTTCCCCTTTCTAAAGAGAAATCGCACTTAATGGCGCTGGATCTCGAATGCGCATGCGGAATTGCGCATAACGGTGTAATTCCCTGTACAAGCACGCGCGGCAAAACGGACATGAGTGACACGGCGCTTTTTATTCAGAAGTACGCAACGCACATTCTGCGCACGCCGGACGATCTGCGCGACACAGAAATTCTCAACGTCATCGATAAGCTGATCGGTGCATCCCGGCTTGCCATCCTTGATGGCTCTGGCTATGTCGCAACCCTCGGCAGATTCATCACTGCAGACGGTGGCCTGCTCTACTCGAATTCTACATACAAGCCTGTAGAATACATATTTGACGAAAAGTGGTACGAGAAGTACAACGGAAAATTCCATTTCGCGATGTAAAAGGAGTGTGGATTATGGTCTATGCATTTATCAGCCTCGCCATCCTTTACGCGTCTGTTCAGCTTATCATTTACTCTTACACGATTTAAGGGGGACTCGATATGAAAAAAGCTATTACCTTCTTGCTCGCTCTCGTCCTGTTGTCCGGCGCTTTCTGCGCCGGATACAGGCATTGTTTCCTGTCGATGCTCCGCAACGGCAGATACTATGTCGATGGGGAAATGCTGATCATCGACTTCCTCGGAGAGTACAATGAAGTTTACATTGACGAATGGGAAAACTTGCTTGATAAGTACGCGCAAGGATAAAAAAAGTATTCCATTTTTGTGTTTCGTCTGGTAAAATGAATGCTATAAAAGAAAGAGGGAAAGAGCATGAACGGAAACAACATTGAGTATATCGTCCTCTTCGGAAACGACAGGTATAACCCGGATCTTCACATCGGAGCATGTAGAAACAAGTTTGACTACATCAAGGACGCGCGCGCCTATGCGAACGACTATGAAAACGCTTACATTTTCAAGTGTAAGTATGACAAGTATAGCGGCGACCTTATAGGTCTACACGAGGTGATGTAACATGAAAGATATCCCGGCTATCATTAAAGCCGCGCGCCTGCGCTGCGGCTATACTCAGAAGGAACTCGGCGAACACATGGGATACGAGGGAGAAAGCGCTCCTGTCGCTGTCCGTCAGTGGGAGTCTGGTCGCCGCCCTGTCCCCCTTGAGAAGATCCGCCCCCTCGCCGCCGCGCTCAATCTCACCGTCGACGACCTGATTCCGTAACCGTGACAAACAAAAAAGCGACGCAGATCAAACTGCGCCGCTTTTTTTATACTCATTTTTCCGCGATGTCTTGTAAATATCGTCTGCATTGCCGCTCCTGTACACCGCTTGCCGCCTGCGCGATACAGAACGGTTCGCCCTCGTTACAGTAAAGATTGTAAAAAATCCTCCTGCTTGTGTCGAGCATCCGGCATGCAAGCTGCCCGCCTTTTTTGGCTCTCTCGATACTGTACGCCATGCGCGCAATCTCCTCTTCCTGCTTCTCGATTCTCGCCAGCGTCTGTGCGGCGATGTCCTTTGCTCCGCCCTGCGGTTTCGGCATGCCGTCCATCTTTGGGCTTGAAATGCCGGTCGATAAAAGCCGCAGCTCCCGCAGTCCGTCCTTGAGTCTTTCCATCTTCTCGTGTAATTCTCTGACACGGCGCAGCGCCTCACACTCTGCCCTTGTCAATTCGTATCGAATGGCGGCATACCTCCTCTCACGCTTTTAAACGCCTTTTAAGCGCCTCTTCTCGCAGCTTGTCCAGATGCACCACCCCGACCGCAAACGCGCTCCATTCGTCCGCTTTGAAGCCATAGAACGTGTCTCTGCAGCCAGCCCTTCCCTTGCCGTTCTTCTTGTCGAACTTGGCGAATCGTGCAATCAGTCCGTGCCGGATCTTGCCATCGGTTGAATCAGGAACGGGCGGCGGCAGCGGCGGAAGTCTGTTCTTCTTCGTCGGGATGATCCGGCTCTTTTCCTCCGTGCGCATCACGCGATACACCGGCATTCCTCGCCTGCTTGCCGCCTCCATGAATCGACCTATCCAATAGCACGTTTCGTACGTTGTCCAGCCGATAACGCTCTGATTTCCCCTCTTGTCCGTCGGCGCGCGCGACTCCATGCACTCGATCACAAGCTCTTGAAACTCGCCTTCATTGATGAGATTCAGAAGCTGCTGATTGGGAACTTTTGCATGTGCCGATGTAGAATAATCCTCATGCATCACCACGTACGCGCTCTCTGTCGTGCCCGGATCAACCGCAAGAAACTGCATTCTTTTCCTCCCATTCTGCTTGAGCCTCCCAGCGCGTCAGGTGTGCGAGCGTGAAAGCGCCGCACTTTTTACATCGGTATCTGTGATACATCTCGTCCATGCGCTCGTCGAACCTCGTCTCGTGCTCGGCCTCTCCGCCGCACCGGCAGATCCCGCGCCATCTTTCGCCCTTCACTTGATGTAACATCCTTTCTTGTGCCTGCGCCGTGCCATCTCGATGCGTGCATCGGCTTCGTCGTTCATGACGCGGCGGCGCTCGTAATTGGCAAGCCGGTCTTTCTCGTACGCCGCGAACGCCTCGCAC